TGAAGGGTACATCTGGGGGCCAGAAGCCTGTTTGCACCAGCACCAGGGCTAGAGCTCGGCTGACTGACCCCCGTCCGTAGGATTTGAGTCGGCAGGCTTGCCGTCGTCAATTACCTCGAGGTCCTCAACTTCGTCAAGGAACCCGTCAAACGTGTCTGCAACGGGTAGATCCTTAGACCGTGCCGCACTCCACGCCATGAATGCGATGTATTCCAGCCGGGGCGCCATTTGCAGCACCTGGGCGGAAACATTGAAATGACGCTCAAACGCCACGGTGTTCTTGATGCCCGCAATGTCCACAACGTAGGAACCTGACTTCGTAGTGAAGGCAATGTTCCCGTTTACTGCTGCTGAATCAGCCATCGTTTACCCCTTGTGATTGTTTACGGCGTGATGTCGCGCACCCAGGTGCCGCCCGAGAATGCCACTTCCATGACCTGCAGCTCGCCCACGGTGTAGGTCACAGGGTAGTTGGCGATCATGGTGTCGCTGATCGTCCACTCGGGGTTGTCGGCCGCAATGGCGCCAGCGTCCTTGCGAACGATGATTGCCGTGTCGCCGGCGCCCAGCTCGGCCGCGACAGTGGCCTCGACGCTGCTGGCCCCGTAGTCGACGTAAAGGGTAATGGTGCCTTCCACGGTCTGCAGGCCGCCGACCATGCGCTCGCCACCGTCGCCGAAAGCGGTCGACACAAGCGGGTTCTGGCCGAGGGTCAGCGTCACTGCTGAACACTGGTCTGCCAGCTGCACGCCGCCAATGGTCAGCGACGCCGGCTGGGAAAGGTAAGTCGTGGCCGCCATGGTGGCTAGCTCCTTTGGGTTCCGACCCGAACTGTCAGGTCATAGGTGGGAACTTCCTGCCCACCGATTTGCATGATTCCGGGGATTCCCCGAATGAGGCTGATGCCGCTGTTCATGATGGTGTCAGCCGTGGTGATGAGGTAGTCGACCGCATCGCTGTTGCCAGGCGGGGCGGCCAGCACCTTCACGCCGAACTCAATCTCGGCGATGTTGTTGTTGAAGCAGGTGAACGTAGGCGGGTCGACCAGGACAGTGATCGGCCGCGCATTGCGAACGTCAGTCACCACGGCCAGCCCCAGTGCCTGCAGGGACGCCACCAGCGTCCCCTGAGCGGCCGCAAAGATGCCGGTGGCAGTCACGCTACCTGTGACCTATTGACGCCCAGCAAACGGTTGATCTGGCCGTTAGACCCGAACGCGACCGGCGTGCCCATCTGCTCAAACGATGCGAATGAGTCGACTGAGCCGCGCTCGCGGTACAGACTGCCAGCGAACATGATGGTGCCGAGCTTTACGTCAGCACTGGGCACGGTGCTCAGGCTGTCGTAGTACCCGGCTTCCCGCCGGCGGCGGTAGGCGTATGCGTTGGCCGCGTTGACGGCCGTAGTGATGAAAGCCGTGTCGTTGGCCGTTGCTGATGCGATGCCCAGCCACGCCACGACGTCAGCGTCGGTGATCCACGTTGCCGTGGTCGTCCAGGTCAGCGTCCCGTCGACTGCCCCACGCGCAACGTCGGCGTGGGTCTTGTCGAACATCAGCTGGTTGAGAATGATCGTTTCGTAGTCGAACAGGAAGTCGCCCTCGTCGTCCACGCCAACGAACAGGTGTGTTGGCACTGCCACCACGGTGTACGTGCCGTTCAGGGTCGCTCCGAGCCCTGCCAGCGTGACTGACTGCCCGGTACCAATGTCGGTCCCCTCCATGGTCTGAACAACAAGGAAGTTGTCAGTGACCTGGCGGTGTGTAATCGCATAGGTAGCCATGGGCAGTCAGTCAGCTAGTCAGGCTTAGACGAAGTTGGCCTTCACGAACTTGTCCTCGTCGATCATCTTGGCGGCGAAATAGCCGCGCCAGGCAATCGTGCGCGACAGGTCGCTCGGGTTGTCGACCGACAGGGCACCCTTCTGCTGCTCGAACAGCTCGTAGCCGCTCGCATCGCCGATGATCAGGGTGTCGCCGTCAAAGTTGCGCGACATGACCACCTGCAGGCCCCAGGCGGTGCCGTTGCCCGTGCCGAACGACATACCGCCCAGCGCGTTCTGCGGGTTGACGGCCGGGAACATCGGGCGCTTGCTGTCGTCCGACAGGCGAACCATCTCGCCCCACATCCTTGGGTTGACGAACAGGTGGGTCGGGAAGTTGCCATTGGAGCCGGTCACGATGGTCTCGGCGGCCGTGGCGATCCAATCGGCCCAGTAGGACGGGTCGCCAACGTTGGCGAGGCCGAAGTTGTCGCTGTTGGTCACGCCGGTGCCCAGCGCGTCAGCCGCAACTTCCTCAGTCGCGCTGGCGTAGATCCGCGTCATGTCGTCAAGCAGGAAGCTGAGAACGGCCGGGTCGGTCCAGTCCAGATCCTGCTCACTGATGTTGACGTAGCCGCCGTAGGTGCCCTTGGTCACCTGAATGTCGTCCACCACAAACGTGCCAGCGGTCAGGGTGTCGAACTCAGCCGCCTGCTCGCCCATGCTGGTGTTGGTCACGACCTTCGGGCGGATAAACACCTTGCCGCCGGCGGGCATGGCGCGAACGCCAACAGCGTCACAGATCGGACGGTTGCCGACGAAGTTGTTGTAGACCGGCCCGAGGATCGGGGTCGGGATGATTCCCGGCGTGTCAGCCACGGCGACCTCGGGGGCCGCAGCGCGAACAGCGGTCTGCATCTTCTCGAACTCGTGACCGCCCTTGATCATGGCCGCGATGTACTCCACGGCCGACGGCAGCTGCGGCTTGGCGCTGGCGTACAGAATCGGGTTGGTCGGGATGGTGGCCTCGGCCTCGATGGGCTCGGCCTCGATCTTGGCCTCGGACATTTCCTCTAGCTCCTGCTCGGTGTTGTCGGTGTCCTGCTCCTGCTGCTCGTCGCCCGGGTCGGGGACGGTTGCGGCTACCTGAGTGATAACCGCTTCCTTGAAGGCCGGAACGGCCACCAGGGAGAGCTCGACCAGTGCCGCCTCAGTGACGGTCATAACCCCTTCGGGGTTGGTCGTAAACTTGATGGGGTGGGCGCCGACGCTCACGGCGTCATAGGCGCCAGCCTTGAGAAGCGCCACGGCATCGCGGCTGGCCCTGGTGTCGGCAAGAGTGGCCTCAAACTCAAGGCCCTCATTGCCGTCCACCAGGGTGTCGACCACGCCGCGCAGCTGGGTCAAGTCATGGTTCTCGATCAGCTTTGCGGGCTTCTGGTCAACGTCGAACGCACCACGGGCAAAACGGACCTGCTGCCCGTCCGAAACCGTCGCCACGGTGTCCCAAGGCACGGCGATCCCCGCGATGCGGGCAGGGCGATCGGCGTCCCCGGCCTCGGCGGTGATAAGCGTGCTGTCAGCGTTGAACCTGATCATGAATCCTGCTCCACGGTGTCGATTGGCATTTCCGCCGGCATTTCCTGAGTCGGGGTGAAGTCTTCGAGGTACTCGTCGATTGCGAACCGAACGTGACGGCCTCGGGGGAGAACGTCGTCCATCGACAGCCGCTCCTCAATCGCGTGAAGGATCGGGCGGGCACCAAACAGGATCAGATCCTGCCGGGCCTGCTGCGCGTTGGCGTAGGTCATACCCGACTGGTCAATCGCCAGCAGATAGGCGGGAATGTCCATGAGCCGTGACAGCTCCTTGGTCTGGTACTCCCGGCCCTCGACCAGCTGCAGCTTTGACGGGTCGACGTCAAACGATTCGAACGACACCAGCTCGTTCAGTGCGCCAATGGCGTTCGTGCGACGGTTAGCCGCCCAGGCAGCGGCCATCTCGCCCAGCTCCTCACCGCTCATGGGCTCACCGCCCTTCTGCTGCAGGTAGCCGGCGGCAATCTCGTTCGTGGCAAAACGCTCGGCCGACTGGTCAAGCCTCAGTGCGATCTGAATGGCCCGGCGCCCTGAATAGATGATCCCTTGCGATCCAGACAGGAACTGCACCAGCTGAGAAGTGTCCAGGGGGATGCCGTTGAAGTTGACCTTGTCGGCAGGCCCGAACCATTCCGGCGGGGCGTTGTCGGGCGTGTCGCACAGGTTGGCTGGCAGCCACTGGAATGTGGCGGGGTAGCCGGTGGAGTAGCGCGACGTCACCATCCAGAACGCCCGGCCGTACATAATGAGATCGCGGGCGGTCTTGGTCAGGATGAAGTTACGCGTGACCTTGGGATCGGGGCGCGTCATCCACGATTCGCCCTCGACGTAGAGCTCCTCGTATTCCTGCCCGGTCCACTGGAGCGTGTACGACTTCAGGTTCAGCGTTGCCACCACGGTGCTAAGGAGGGAGATTGCCCTAGACACCGTGGGGACGCTGAGCGCGGCATCCTCTGCGGCTCCCACGCTGTAGCCGATGAAGTGCCCCGGCTGTGGAGCCCCGGAAGCTGCGGCCACCGGCGCCGACGCCATGGCGGGTGTTGCCTTCACCTTCTTGAAGAGCTCCATAGGTGAATCGTGCCCCTCATGTATCTGATTTACAAGCGAACGCGGCTAAAGATACGATTTGATACCTATGAACGCCGGCGGGGAAGGTGATGAGCCTTGCCATTGCTGGCACCGGCGCCCATAGGCGCGAACGATGTTACCTGCCGAATGCGATTACAGGCTTCGCCCTGGACTGCGGCCGAGCCACCAGTGAAGCGGCAAAGATCATGCACCTGGCAAGCGTGATCGGCCCCGAACTCTTCTGTGACGACAGGGCATAACCGCGCTGAGTCTTGACGCCCACGGCTCGGTCGACGTGCTCGGCAAGCATTTCCTCGCCGGTGTGAACAATGCGGCCTTCGGTTATCAGCTGCCGGATGGTGCCGGTGTGCGTCGCCAGTTCGGCGTAGCCAACTTGCACTTTCTTTCGTTCAAGCGCCGGCGGGGCAATGTCAAACAGCGACGGGGTAAGCGCCACCTTGTCGCAAGTGGCAGCGGATTCCGTGATTGCCTTCCAACAGCCGGACAGCGAATCCGCGAGGAATTCCACGGTGACACCGATTATGTCGTCGTCCAGGCGCTGCGCCCTTACGCCGCAATACAGCGATTCATCCATCGACGAATCGACGGCCAGTACGCCGCCGGCGGGGATCTGCTCAACCTTTAGCCGGTCGAATGTGCCAGGCGGGAGCCACGACCGCTCCGAGCTGATCCAGACGTTCAACGATGCCCGCAGGAACGCGGCCTTGTCGACCTGCTCGGCCTCGTCGGACAGCACGTCGGGCTCGAGCGTGTAGCCCAACGCCGGGTTGGCCATTTTCCACAGGTCCGGCGAGGTCATGGGGTCGATGCCAGGGGGCACAGACCATTCGGCCATG